AAATCCGTTGCGTTTTTGATTGCTCGAAAAATTGGAAAAGAAGGGACAGAACGCAGTAAAAGAAATTTTAAGCAGTTTTTAGTGGATGGTACACCTGCTAAAAATTCGGCTGTTGATCGAGCGATAACCAGAATTCAAAGGAGGCTTGATAAATTATGAACGAGTTACAATTGAAAGGTGTTCTACAGGCTTTCTTAGTTGCTATTCCTACTACTCAATGGGATGGTCTGGGAACTCCTAGATGTTTCGTTAATATTTATCAGGGTAACTCTACAGGCTCAGATACAATCGTTTCTAAGCAATCAAAAAAGGAACTACAAATTGAGCTAAGCATCGAGTCCTTTGGGTTTATCTTAAACACCTTAGACAGCGAATTATTATCATACAAAATTCAAATTGAAACTCTGATTCGAGACAACAAATCAACGCCAGTTATTTCAGGGTTGAAATTCCAGCAGTGGATAAAAGAGATCGATACAGATGGAATAGCAGAAACCGAGATACGCTATCGCGGTAAGATCAAACTCTTTTATAAGCTAAATATTTTCTTGTGATTCCTTCTGAGCTAAATCTATTTTTTGCCAACATTTTTTACGATACCGATGTTTGGCGGCATTCCATGCGAGTAGCGATGATGGTGTCAAAAGTATCAGAAGATCTGCATTTTAAGCTAGCCACTCGCGATCGCTTGATTTGTGCTGCACAATTTCACGACATCGGCAAAGTTTATGGAGACAATCAGGATCATCCTGAGCTAGGTTACTTTTTGTTTTTACGGATGCAGTCGGATCATGCTGTGGCTGATTTGATCAGGCATCATCATTGCCACTCGAAAGAATACGCGAAACGCTTTAACGAATCACCTAATGGCTATCCTCCTGAAGTTTGCGAGATTCTGGACGTAATCTCACCAGAGTTGCAAGCATTTCAAATTTGCAATGAATGGGATTCTTTTACCATAAAAGGAAAATCAGCTAGACATGAAATAGAGTATTTAATCGAGTGTGGAAAGTGGGATAGAACTCTAGCTAACAGGGTAATAAAAAATCTATGATTACTATTCTTTTGCTAGAAGATGATTTAGGAGAATCGACAAAATTCATTGAAGCTTATGCGACTGAATTAGTTTCAATAACTCCTGTTGTTAACGTCGCTGAAGCATTCCACCAACTTTCTAATGACAATTTCGACTTGTGTATTATTGATCCGGTGATGTCTCAGACACTCGATTTTAATAAACTTTTAGAAGAATTAAGCAATAAGGATATTGAATTAAAGATTGTTCACCCCGGAAAGTTCTTCCCAGAATTTTTCAAAAAGACGGCACAAAAGTTTAATGTTGATGTTATCCCCTTGCAAAATCAGCAGGCAATCTTAGAAGTGATCCGTGAGTTAGTCAAAAGAAAATCAAGTGGATCAACGCTCAGGATAACAACGGAACAACAACAGCAAGCTATCAAACAAGTCAAACTAGAGGTTCTAGTAGAGCGGCTTGATAAAGCTTTTCATCATCATACCGAAAGCCTAGAAAAGCTTAAAGATCGCTTTGATACTCAGCAGCAAGATTTTATCGAAATCAAAAATAACCAGTCAGTGATCACATCGATTTTGACTGAGCTAAAGCAAGACGTTGGCAAACTCAAACAATACGATCCGGGCTTGGCACTCACTCTTAAAAAAGAAGAGGAATCTACAAAGCGTTTTGGGATCATCGTCGGCGTGGTTACAACTTTGTTAACTGTTTTGGGGCTTGCCGCACCGACGATTCTACCTTTTGTTTCAGGACTTTTTTCTGACAAACCTCCTCCTCAGATAATCAAAAAGAAATAACCGCCCCCATCGTGACAGGGGCGGTCGATCGCGTGATTTTATCGACCGACTCAAATATAAACCCAATCCCTTACCCGCCAATCCGCTATCTTTTTCCAGAATTTTTCACACCCGTCCTGGCGAGGTAGCCAAGCTTTTCTACACCCCTTCTCAACCGCAAACTTAACAAGGGAACTTCCGATCCCTTTACGCCGATGTTCATCGGAAACTTGCAAAAGTACAGTGCGACCGCAGTAGCCTACAGCCAAAAACCCAACAACTACTTCGTTTTGGGTGAAGGCTTCTTTGTGGGTCGCTAAAAAATATTTCTCGATCTTATCTCCATAAATGTAATCTTCTGCCATCAATGAGAAATTTACGAAAATCTCATCCATCAAAGAGCTATCGTCTGCTTCTATCTCTTTGCCATGCTGGGTAAAGCTCAAGGGAGGGGTAAATTTCATTTTGTTGGTTCCTTGTTTGTTGATGCTTGGTAGATCGCGTGATTTTTAATGTGAGATTATACCTGCTTCCTCTAGAGCAGCGCTGCCATCCCAGACCATAAGGTAGGAGATCTCTGCCGATCCTGGGGATGCAGATGCTACGACTAGCAAATCTCTACAGTTGTAAGGGCTTGGGGCATTTACCCCCGAAGCCATTAGGTCAATGCCCAATTCGACTGCAACCTTTCGAGCGTGGTCTTCATACCGTACATGAGAAATGATTTCTTTCCTCTTGCATTTCGTTGCCAGATCGCCAGCAGAGATACCGCTGATTACTAGATTTTTTTCCGGGGCGGGAAGCCAGGAGTTTGGGAGAGCGTGAACGAAACGGATTGCCATTGAAAGCCTCAGTCTTCTACGGGAGACTAGCCCTAAGTGGATGTCTAAAACAGACGGATCATAGTTAGCTGGCTCTTCCTTTATTCAGAGTCGGGATATCAAATCGTGAATAGTAAGTTTATAGTTTCCTGGTAAAAACTCAGGGAAGTTTAACACGCTGATAAATCCTTTCGGCAGTCCGCAGTCTTCCTCAAATTTGTTTATAGCCCCTTCCCATACCCAGACAGGCTCGGACACTCTCAGATTGTTGCCGATCCAATTAAGCCGGGTCTGGATGGCAAGATGATCTCGCTCATCATTCAAATTAAATTTACTCACGGGTGTCTCCTGTTGTTTGCTCGTTTCCATATTCTAAAGATAACACTCTAATGATGAGAGCGTCAATCTTTGTTTTTAGATTGGTCATCATCATTAAAAACAGAGGGATCATAGTTAGCTGCTTTTAGCCAGCGCTCCTTTACTTCAGCGATCTCCTGTCCTGTATCTTCTGCTTCTTCAGCAATCATTGACTCGATTTGATCGGCATTTGCCTCAATTCGAGCTGCGATCGTGCGTTCAGCCATTCCCGAAACCGACTGCCCTTTAGCAGCAGCCCACCAAATTAATCTCTTGTAATGCCATCTTTTTAATCTGACAGAAAATCGCTTCATAGGTGCATCAAAATAAAGTACTTAAATCATACGCCAATTAACTCTGATTCAAATATGAGATACCAGTTATTCATATTTGAAACAAAAGGTGCTATGTTGAATTAGTGCAATGCAATGCATTGCCCGCCATGTGAAGCAATGCATTGCATTGCAAAGGACAGCAAAGGACAGCAAAGCATTGCAAAGCAATGCAATGCATAGGGAGTGCAATGCAAACCGTAATAGTTATACAGGAATTGAGTTTCGAGAGTTTAAGACAGGAATTGGAGCGAGAACGGGGTGCGATGCCCAGTCGAACTCTTTACTCCTGGATTAGCAAGATGGGCATCATCCGAAATTCAGACGGATTTTACACATCAGAGGATCTAGAACTACTCAAACGACTTTACCGCTTCCTTAAGCGGGTTCCAAGCATCAACAAATTCAGAAAAGTAATATACCAGGAGCAAAACTCATGCCACTAGATAAAAGCCAATATCAACCTAAAAAAGCTACCCCGTCACTGCCTGAACTAAACGCCTTTCCCCCATCCCCTCAAGAGCCTGTAGCCCCAGACTATAGAGGACAAAATTTGTCAGCTATTGCCTTAGAGGTAGCCGAGAAATCTAAGGATGCTGTGAGAAGTTTACAAGAACTAGATGATAAATTAGCCGGGTTTGAGAGCCGATTTGCTGATGCTGCTATTGATCGTATTGACTCAATGCCCGTGAGGATTGAACAGAAAATTGCACAGGGATTAGAGGCGCGGCAAAAAAGTCGGCAGAAAGCTGATTTAGGGGAAGTTTACGCTCTCATTGATTCTCTCGTTATCCCTGGGTTTCCGATGGGTGTAACCGCTATGGGAGCGCTATCCGCTGGCTACTAAGATACTCGTCAATCAAACCCACACTATAGCCACTGAAAAATTATGTCCGAACCAACAGACACAAACGTTCAAACATCTATCGACCCCCGCCTTGAAATGATCGAAACCCTGTCAAACGCCAGTGCAAGGCTAGCCCGCAAGATGTTTCAAGATGAAGCAGGACAACACCTTAGTCCGTCTCAAGTGAGGCAATTAGGACAGCTTTTAGTCGATTTAGGTGCAATGGAGCAGGAATTAATTTTTCACGTCCTCAAAGATGACAGAAAGAGATTCCACTTAAGAGATCAATAGTCAGCCCTTCAAACTCATCCTATAACCCCGAAAAACCATGCCATACCCAACAGACTCCCGCCTTCAAATAATCAAATCCCTAGGTAACGCCCGTGCAGAACTGGATTACCTCTTAAGCGAGGCGGAATCAGAACAAGTTTTTCTCCATGATGAATCGAAAAAAATGATAAAGCTTTTAAGCGATTTATACGAGATGCAGCAAGAATTACTTTCTCGTTCCCGCAGAGAAGAAGCAGCAAAAAAACCCATCAAACTCACCCTACAACCCTAAAACACCATGAAACTATTACAAGCTTTGACCCTTATTCCTGCCCTGCTTATCCTCTCCCTCAGTATCGAATCAGCTAACGCTAAACCCCTCACAAAAACCTACCGTGATGGGCTTACTGTCGAATACTATCCGAAGACTAATGTCACAGTTTTTAACTCCCCAAACCCTCCCCAGCAACGGACACAGGGGCGCGGGAAAGAGGAATACATCCACTTACCCAGGGTAAAAGACGAGTACACGGGCATCACTGTAAAAGGATGCACCACTCGAATGGTAGGGAAAAAAACCATTACGACTTGCTTTTAGGTACCAAAAGAAAGAGAGCGATCGCAGCCCTGTTCAAAATTCAACCCACCGGAGAAAACCATGAATCATTCAAAAGCCTTGATCCTTGCTGCCACCCTCCTTCCCTTTGTTCTTCCAACAGTGGTTGATGCCAAGCCAGCTTCAAAAGTTCAGCGTTCGGAATGGCGCGAAATTCGTCGAGACGAGAATCTCGGATGGCAATCAGAAAAGTTTGAAAACGGGAAACGCATTGTAGTTACTGGTTTTGAGCAAAACGGTAATGCCGTAGTAGTCGGAGTTGTTTATAACAGCAACGGCTCAGTGCAGTCTAGCGATCGCGTCAATTTATCTCGCGATCGCCGCCGCTAAAAACCAAAAGAAAGAGAGCGATCGCAGCCCTGAGAAAGTAGCGATCGCCCCTTCTATCCACTTGTTTGTAAATCTCGGTAAAGGATCTACCCTTTGAAACTAGCACTAATAGGTGTCTTGCTGCTAATAGCAGGTAGCAATTGTGACTTAGATTCTTGCAGTCCTTTCCAGTACCCATCTCAAGCAGACTCAGGGGCGAGGATTCCTGCTAAAACGCCATCACAGCAAACCGAGCCAGCTATCGATAATCAAGCTCAAAAAACCGCTCAGAAGCCTGTCGGGTTCATCATGCCTCCAATCATCAGGGGCAAGTGTCAACTGTCAGGCGCGGCTGAGTACAACCCCAACACGAATACGATCCATTTATGCATAGAAATGACCCAGGCTCAAGAACGGTACGCGATCGCTCACGAAATGGGTCACGCGGTCGATTTTCAGAAAGATAGTGAATTTGAGCCTGATGAAGAGTACTGGGCGGATCAATATGCCGTAAACAGTCTGCTTCAAAATGGTGACTGTGAGGCGGTTGAATCAAGGGCTGTGAGCCACATTGATATCAAAGATGACTACACAAAGGGCATTCTCTACGCTCGTGAAATGTATTCTATCCACTGTCGATAAAACACTAAAGAAAGGAGTCCAAATGTACGTAATTAGAAAAGGTTCAAAATACCTGAAAACCAAAGAGGGAGGCTGGGTAGGACACCCTATGGACAGTATCGGAACATCTTCAAAAGAAGTAGCCGACGAATGGGCAAAGAAACATGGTGGAGAAGTTGTATCTTTCAATTTTGGCGATTGAATCAAAAACGAAAACACAAAGGAAATTATGACCAACTTAGAAGAACAGATTGAAGTAATCAAAGAAAACGGTACGAATATTGGCATCGCTGCTTGCCTTGTGATCGCGTTAATTGCAGTAGTCACAGGCGACGGCGCGGGTCGATTCACAAAAGCACAATCGGATAAAGTAAGCGATCTCGATGCCAAAAACAGTCAACAGAGAGCCGAAAAGATTTATAACGAGCAAGGCGTTTCGGCTCAAGTTTTGAATGCTGAAACCCGTACAGCAAGCTTTGTAAGCGGCGATACAGTGATTGATCCGATGTCCGTAACACCTGAAAATCCTCAAGGGACAATAATCAACAGTGGCTACATTGCATCGACAGAGGGTGCTGTCTTTGAGGTCGAAAACGGCATTGCGACCTTGATTGGCACTTCCCCAAAGATTCGCAATGATCTCGTTTCGCGGGGTGCTGGCAAGCGCGCAAAAGAGATGGAAGCCTACGCTAAAAAGATTTGGAGCCAAGCATCAATCAATTCGAGTTTTCAATCGCGATACAAGGAAATCGAACCATGACTTATTCCGATACGAAAAAAACCCCCGACTATGCGAACGGTGAAGGGATGGGAGATGACGCTAAAAAGAAGCGGAACTTTTGGAAGCCCGTAAAATACATTCTCTATTTTGTTTGCGGCGTGATGGCTGCAAGATTGCTGGTAAGGGCGCTCAGCCAATACCTAATAGCTTTTGAGAAATGGGGACTCTTTGAGAACTCAGAAACCGCATGTAGAGCAATTTCTGGAGTCTGGATTGTGGGGGGATTCTTACAAGAACTCTGTTTCAATCTTGCCTCAACAGCAGCAGCGATTCTGCCCTACGCTGCTTTAGTCGGCTTAACGATAATGCAGTCAATCGCAACTCTTTTAGTATTTTGCCCCGGTGCCATTGAGGGTATGGTGTTGCAGCTCCGGGCAAATATGGCTAAGTTTTCCCATTTGGGAGCGGAAACGACAGATACAGAAGAGATTGGAAGGTTAGTGAAGCGGCATAAAAAAGCTCAAGAAAACAACCTAAAAACGCTGCTGGCTTTCTCTATCCTAGCGTTTATCGCGGAGGCGTTCATCATCTGGGTAGCACGAGATGGGCAAGCGGAAATCTTGGATGTGTTGGTTGATTCTCTAGCTTTCGATGCTTTGTTTGCGTTCGTTTTGATTTTGAATAATCTGTTCAAAGCTGAAAGCCACAAAAACGCTAAACGCTATCAAGGTAGCTAGAGCAAAAATCTCAGGTGCAACGCCTGAGATTATTAATAATTTTATGGAGATCAAATTATGAACCAGCTAAAACTAGCATCACAAATCACTGCATCAACAATCACGATTGCTGCTCGGAAAAAAGAGCGGATCATCAAACCGACAAGCTCAGGCAAGATGCAATCTTTGCTAGTTGTAGGCGGCGGGTTAGCGACGATGTATACGTTTTGGGCTACGATGCCCATCGCGGCTATCGCTGCTTTAATAGCAATGGGTCTGCACTTTAAGCAAGAAATTGATACCTTCCAATCTCCTCAAAGAACAGAAGCCTTGAAACTACTCTGGGAAGCTAACACCGTTCGTCATCCATCCCTCAAAGAATCCATCAAAGAAATTAAAGCTAAGTATCCAACTGACGCGATCAATAGAGCAATTGAACAAATGGTTGATGAGTGTGAGTGGTACATTTTTACGCCTGACCAATCACACGAGTTAGCCCCATTTGGGGAAGTTTACTGCTGGCAAGATGGCGTTGATGAACAAGTAATGCTACCCACAGCAGGACTCCATAAGCTAATGAAAAGGTGGGGAATCACCGAAACTGTAGATACGAAAGTTCTGCCGTATGAAGCTTTGCCAGAATCCCCAAAAGATTCTCTAACGGTTTTACAAACCATCACAACCGATTTTAATCCTTCATCAGAGCCACCTATTGAAGCCATAAAGGAGGCTCCCCAAGATGCCCTAGCGTTTCTACGCTCCCTCACAACCGCTCCGTTACAGCCCGTTATCATCGCGGGTTTACCGGGCAGTGGGAAAGGTGTATTAGCAGCGATCGCTCTCACTATGGGATTCAAAGAGTCAGGGCTAAAGTACTGGGTATTTAATCCTAAAAATCAACTTAAAGAAGCAGGGTATTGGAGCTTTGCGGAGCGGCATTATCTGAAAAATCGACTGCTTAACGACGCTGATCTATTCATAGATTTGATGACAGTCTTAGAAGAGTTTGCTACTGAAGGAAGCCGACGAAATGAAACAGCGGGTGACCATGCCCCTTTTGTGTTGCTATTGGAGGAAATCGGAGCGATCGTATCTTTGTTTGATGCTAAAGAAAAGCAGCTATTCAAAGCAAAAGTGATTGCACTGGCTAGTCTATTACGTAGCTCAAACATGGCAGTTTGGTTTAGCGGACAGTCAGTCAACTTGGAGGATTTGGGAATATCTGGCAAAAGCAACCGAGCTATCTTTACTTCAATTGTTGCGGTCGGTAGCGACAGAGAATCGGCTCGTCAATTGTGCAGTCAGTTGGAGCTTCCCTTTGATACCTCAGAGATGGGTGAAGGACGATATTGGATCACCAGCGCTGGCAATTATCCCGCTGTGCAAGCTCCTAAAATCCCTACTTATACCAGTTGGGCAGATGTGCCAAACGTCATCGATTTACGCCCGGTTGTGGAGGAAGTACAAGAGACTCTGGTTTATCCCGTTGAGGAGATCGCGCTACCAACTCAGATTGATCCAGTCGAATATCAGACACCAACTAAGGAGAAATTGGAGGAAACTTTCAAGCTGAGCAGTGCAGAACCAACTGAAATAAATGAAGTGGAAGCTACTTCTGATCCTGTTGATTTGTTGAAAGAACCGCTCAATGAGATTGGTAGATACATCATTTCAAAAGGTGGAGAAGTTGATGTTAGCTCCCTTAAAGGATGGGGAAGAAGTAGAAAAAAAGGTGCGCTCCTTTCAGGAGAAATCCAAGATTATTTATTGGAAATGATGGAGATGAGTTTGATCGAAATTTTCACACCTGATGGCAGAAAGACAGAGCATATAAAGTGGGTAACCCCGTAACCCCGTAACCCCGTAACCCCGTAATTGATGAAAATAAAAACGCCAAAAAGGGCAGTTACGGGGGTATTACGGGGTTACGCACTTGAGTTACGGGGTTACGTTACGGGGTTACGCACTTGAGTTACGGAGTTACGTTACGGGATTACGCTTCGCAGTTTTCGCACCAACAACAGGCAAAAATCAATGTCTCAGCATCACGATGATGGATCATTCACAGGCGGTTTTACGATGGCGATTGTTGCCTTCCTCTGTCTTATCATTGGCTACTTTATCCGCGATAATGGGATAACTTTTCACATGCAAGAGAATCAACCAGTCGCACCAATCAATCGAAACTCACCTAATTATTAATCTCCAAATCGCAAGGAAAAGCCCCAAACTTACTTCTAAGTTTGGGGCTTTTTTGTAGCAACGTTCGGAAAACTTTTAGTCTATGTGTACCACTTTTATTGCAGCCAAAGAAAGGATGTGATCTCTGATCTCTTGCATCATAGGGAGAGGGACAGTAAAAACTATTTTTGACTCCGACCCGTCCTCAAAATGTCCCGTGCTGAACCAATTCATTTCTGAGATCCCATCCCAACTATTTACCAATGCTTGCATATGAATGATCGGTGTTGTCCAAGAATCAGGAGGAGAAGATCGCCAGCGGATACAAAATTTGTCCTTAAAAATAATCTCTACCATTTCCCCCCCCTCTCTGTACCATTCTATACTTTCCATTTGATTTAACCTTCTGTGAAGTAGTCTTTGTAGTAGATAACACGGGATTTGTTTGCGACATCGCAAGCTGCTGCAATCTCACGATCTTTAAGACTTTCCATATACTGCTTAATAATGGAATGCTTCTCCCAGTTACAAGTTGGATCAGAACTACGAAAGGATTCCTCGCAAACACATAACTCATTCGCTAGCTTTACTACTAAATCCATGTTGCGAGTGCGTAATCCATCAAAGTTTTTAGCATCGATCATTTTCTTAAATCCTTTAGTTGTTTTCGTTTCTCCCTGTCCTAAGATTACACTCTAATCATTAGAACGTCAAGGGGTCATCAAAATCAGCCTTCTGTGTTTTGATGCTATACTCTAATTGTTAGAACGTAAAGGACACTATGCAGATCGATTTATTAGTATTAAATCCTCTAAACCAGAGGGATCTTACTCTGTATGATCCCAAACCCGTGAAAGACCAGGATGGATCTCTAACCATCAAAGTTAGCGGAAACCCTGAGATCGAGGGGTTCGTCAACAGCCTTTTGACGATTGGAGAAAACAGCGTCACAGTCAAAATCAACAACCCTCTATCTTACAGGGTTTTGACTGCTGATGATTACGATCAAATCGTAAAAACCTTTGGTAAAGATTACGGTTTGACAGCAGGCGATCCTGTTGTCTTAGCTGGCAACAGCAGACTACACGTCTGCCGCGAGTTGATCAAGCAATTCGAGGACTATGATTTTGAGTTGATTCTGACTGACATTCCCATGCAGGAGCGGTTAGAATTCGATGCGATCGATCTGATAACAGAGCAGTCAATAGACAATAGTGCGGTTCCTATGACTTCAAAGCAACGGGCAAAAAATGTAGAAATTTTAATCAATGTAATCACAGACAGGCTAAATGAGGATTACCGTTTAGCAAAAGAGTCCGATCCCGCATTTAAGGTGCCAAGTGTTAAACAAATGAATGGGCTAGTCAATGCTGAATTAGGGCGGTTGATGAAGCTTGGAGATTCGACGATTCTGCTGCACAAAGCATATATCGCTTTGCCCGACGTTTTGAAAGATGCTGTTGAGCGTGACATCATTGGAAACACTGCGGTTGCTGTTGCGATCGCAAAAGTATGCAACTCGAAAGATATGAAGTCAATCGATATGAATGTCTCAGAATTTCTGGTTGTTTGCCGTGTGCTAACTGGTGACTTTGAGGGCGGGAAGGTAACGATGCGTCACGTTATCAAAGCGGAGGAAGATATTAAAAACGACAACGGTCTAACCGACGAGCAACAAAACGAAACAGTCGAAATTGATCCTTCTGATTCTGACGAAACCAGCGAAACAGAAGATAAAAAATCCTCTCCAAAAGCGCTTGAAGCAACCCGATTAAGAGGGCTGACTAGAGAGCAACTAAATGATGAATCGGATGAAATGAAGCAGCATTTGATTGATCTTTTGGTATACTATGATCCCGCTAACGATGCTGTCGACCCAGTTATCAAGGTCATCCTTTTACAAGCTGATTTGATTAACTGCTTGGCACAGACAGAGCTTGAAAGGGAGTTGACACAAGAAGATGTTACTATTCCTGTCTCTGTGATAGAAGCCGCGATTGCCTAAGCGTAAACGCTATGGGAGCGCAGCCTATTGGAGGCAACGCCAACGGATTTATCAACGCGATAAAGGTCGATGTCAATCGCCTCACTGCCTTGATAAATCCGATTTTTCTTTGCTTCACAAAGGATGGGATTTGGATCATATCATCCCCATAAGCAAAGGCGGAAACAACGATGATACGAATTTGAGATGCTTGTGCAAGTTTTGTCATCTCACTCGTTTAGACCCGTCTCACTCACAAATGAGAAAACGCTACATCGTTGCTGGTAAAGTTGATAAGGAAACAGTCGAAAGATTTTTATGGGATGGTTGACATTCTAACGATGAGAACGTAAGATTGAAAAAGACCTAAGCAAGGCTTATCATGACCTTTGAAGAACGAGCAGAAGTCTATAAAGAATATTTTGAGTCTAAAAAAATATTCTTAGATTCTCCAGAGCTAGGGTATTACAGACACATCGCAGCAGAAAAGCGTTTAGATGTCATGTTTGCTGATCCGTTGAATCGGTTTGACGGATTCGAGAAGCTGTCGCATTCCCGTAGACAACCCCAATTAACACGCCAGTTAACCGATCTAATAATTGACAACTCTAATGATGAGAGTGTAAGATTGAAAAAGACCTAAGCAAGTCTTAAAACTACTTTCAAAAAAACCACAACAAAAGAGAAAACAATGAAGATAGTAACATTAAATAAAACCACGCTGACATCTCTTTTCAACTCCGACCTAGGCGTGTCTGCCAATGGTGAAGAGACGTATAAACTAAAAATGACGGCTGACCGCTTCTCAACTACCGAGCTTTTACTGCTCGATAGTTTAGCTAAAACTTTTGGTGTAACCCCAGAACACTATGGTGTTCTCAGTGTAAAAGACACACAAGTCGAACGTTTCGAGTATCCCACTGTTATCAAAAACTCGGAGGGTGTTGTAGGTCTTCAGTTAGGGTCTGAGTTTATTCCCTACCTTCTAGTCGGTGAGAAAACAGTAACGATTAAAGATAAAGAAAAACAAGTACCGATTTGGACACTAAACGGCGTTGAGGTCTACTTTAGCGAATTTACCTACAAAAACCCTAAAAACCCCTCGGAGGACATTAAAGCGCCGATCATGATCGTTGAGTCGGAAAATGATTTGATTTTCCACATCCAGTTGAGGGTTAACCAAAAGCCGAATGACGCTGCAAAAGTAAAAGAAGGAGAAAAGTATTATAATCACACAGCTTTCAATAAAGCTGTAGTAAGTTACGACGAGGAAGCGGTTAACTCCGCTATCAGATCAAACTATGAGTTTGGCAAAAGCGTCAACATCGGTCGCCTTTTTAGCGATAGTTTCAGAGCGGGAAAATTTCCACCTGATGGGATTTGCATTCCTGTTTCGGGTTTTTCAAAAGTTCCTTCTACAAATCCTAAATACGAGGATTCGGGTGCTTTAACGGTAGACCTAACAAAAGCCTGGTTCACCGCGTCTGGCAACCTTTTACCGGTCTTCACAGTTTCGGTGAAACGTGCTGGCGTAGAAACGCTAGTGCAGACCGACGATATAACCGGGTTGTACGTGAGTGCGAACCATACAGCATACAAGAATGCGATCGCGTTCCTTGCAGCGGATAAGATTCCCACTGAGGAATCTCCTTGGATTTTGCGGATAACAGCACCAAACTCAAACGGCGAATTTGATCATGTTCCGGATCATGGTCTGTATTCGCTAGAAACTGCATCCAGAATCAAGAAGATTGCTGCACATATGCCGCTAGCGTTAACTGCTGCTGCTGAATAGACTGTTAAGGGAGATCCTAGGATCTCCCTTAACAGTCTAACGAATAGAGTATAAACCAAACAGAGAAAAAAATTGAATCTTCCACCTTTGAGAGAATACCAGCGAGAACTAAAACAGCGATTACTAAAGAACGAGGGGACGAACGTAACAGCCCAACAACCGACGGGGACAGGAAAAACGCTAGTCTTGTTAGACTTAGCATTAAATTGGGTAGAGAAAAACCGCGTAGTTCTGATAATAGTTCCAACGATTGAGTTAATCCGGAATCTAGAATACGATCTTAAACGGTTTGCGCCGTTTATTTTTAAGCATTTCTATGGAGTTATTAACTCAAAACTCGGAAAATTTCAACGTGGCAAACGGTTATACGTCGGAACCTTTGGATCGATTATGAAGTACGCAGACAAGATCAAACCTGATCTTGTGATTAATGACGAAAGCCATCACACATCAGCTACGATTTGGTCATCAATTTTAGATCACTACTCTGCATCATGGCAAGTGGGTTTCACGGCAACTCCCATCAGATTTGATGGAAAGAGCTTAAAAAAACGTTTTCCTGTTTTACTTGAATCTCACCCGGTGTCCTGGTTTATCGAGCAAGGTTTTTTATCGGATTACGAAATCCGAAATGATGGGCAAACCAACGCACGGTTTTCTGCAACTGTAGATAACCTGAAAAAACAGCAGGGCATTTTTGATCAATATGACTTGGTAGGGGATGCGGTTAAAAACTATAATCGTTTTGGCAACGAAAGAAAAGCGATCGTATTTGCAACAGGAAAAGAACACGCGAAACATCTTGCAACACAGTTTGGCAATCAAGCTAGATGTATTCTTGGCGATACTCCAGAGCGATCTCAGTGGCTAGAAGAATTTGATTCTTCTCAAGATTATCCGATCTTAACAAACGTTAGCGTGATCACAGAGGGAGTCAATCTCAAAAACGCTAAAGTCGCACAACTTTGTCGGCATACTTGCAGCCTGTCGTTGTACTTACAAATGGTAGGCAGAGTTCTAAGACCAGTGGAAGGACTTAAAGCTTTGATCTTAGATCACGCGGGTAATGTGGATTTGCACGGTGAACCGAAAGATTTTATCGACTGGCAAGCGCTGTACAATAAACCCGAAACAGAGTTACCAGAATCTTTTGATCCCACAACGCTTTACTATAACTGTTCAGCTTGCGCCGCACCTTTGTGTTCATTATTAGAGTCAAAATCAAGAACTCAAATCGAGTGCCCACACTGTGAACATATTAATCTACTTGCCAGGTTAAGCGAAAAACAGCTAAGGTCGCTACAGATCTCGGATCATTTGTTAGTGGAATATGAATCTGTCAGCACTGAAATTAGACAGCTAAGTCGAATCATCAACGATGGCAGGATGTTTAAGTCAAAGAAAATAGAAGCTATCGTTAACTTAAAAATGGCTTCACCTGATCAAAAATTAGCTGCGCTGATCTCACTGGGAATCAATCAAAATTTAGCGAGAAACGTTTACCTAAAGGGAGAATTTTAATGGCTGAGTTTTTTATTTCGGTTCAAGGTAAAACACCACAAGAAGTAGTGAAATGTTCTGTAGAAGGAACAATCATCGGCGATCTAGGTATTCACAAGTATGGTAAAAATTGGAGGATTACCGATGTTCCTTCGGGTCTAAGAGTTTGGGATTTTAGGTTGAAAAAAGACGCGGTTAAAGTTGCTAAAACTGTTTTAGCATCACAGCATCCTAAAAAAGTTGGCAACTCTCATGCTGATCTTTGTTGGAGAGAAGAACTCAAAAAAGCTTTAAGAGAAATAGAATGAAAATCTTTAACACTGAGTCACAAATTTTAACTGATTGGTCAACTCTTCCACGGGATTTAGAGATAGCCATCGATACAGAAACCACCGATCTCGATCCGTTCAAGGGGAAGATCCGACTGCTACAGATTTATTTTCCGTCAGTGGACAAGGTAGCTGTTTTGGATCTTTGGAACAAAACACAGCAACAAGAAACCTGGTTAAACCATTTTCTTGCTCGTTATCTAGCCAACAAATCAATCAAAAAATATATGCAAAATGGTTATTTTGACTGTTCTTGGTTCCGTGTCCATTTTAACATTTTAGTCGAAAACATTTGTGATACTCGGTTATTATCACAAATCAAAAAAGCGGGTCAATACGACGCTTATCTATTCAATCTAAAAGAATCATCACCAAATTCTTTACGCTCCCTGTCTCAGGAATACGGAGCTACTCACGATAAAACAGAACAGTCTTCAGATTGGTCTAATCCTAACTTGACTAAATCTCAACTAGACTATGCCGCAAAAGACGCTTACTACACTTACTGGATAGGGAAAGAACAGGAGGAAGAATTAGCCGAACACAAAGCTGTTTGCGATGCTGAAAACGGATCTTTACCAGCGTTTGTGGAGATGTGGTATCGCGGTTTACCTGCTGATTGGTTAGCATTAAAAAACCTTGCTAAGAGCTATGAACAAGCTGCTGTTGATTCTAAGTTAAAGCTTTCTGGGTTGATGGATGAAAATCCGGTGCAGAAACAAAAGATTCTAGATTATAAACAGAATTCATTACTAGGGGCAAAATGGCAAACAAAGAAAAACGCTTTTAACGTTGCCAGCCCCCAGCAGGTTAAAGCTTATCTCGTCCAGGAATTTGGACAGCAATCGATTGAAAAGTGGGATAGCAAAACGAGATCCACTAAAGAATCAACAGGAAAGGATGTACTTTTTTCGATTTACTCTGAAAATTTAGACAGAACAGATTTACTCGATATCATCGCTTTTCGAGGAGTATCAAAAGCATCCAGCACTCTCAAAAGTTATCTTGGATCATATGACCCTGAACGAGGTTGTTTGCAAACTGCCTACAGTGTTTTAGCTTCTCAAGGGATGGGTAGATCATCGTCGGGCGATCGCAGTCGAAAGGATGTCCAAAATGTGCAAAACATTAGCAAACATCTATCGAGCCACAAAGCCTTTAAGCTAGACCCGGTTCGGTCTTTTGTCAAAGCTAGACCAGGTTACACGCTATTAGAAATTGATTTGAGTGCTAGCCATGCTCAATTCGCTAGACATCTATCTAATGATGAGTCACTGCAAGAAGCGAAAAACACGGGATTAAAGCTGCATTACTATACGATGTCAGCAATGCTTGGCTTTAGTGGTAAACAAGTCACGCCGCAAGATTGTGTAGCGTTAGCAAAAGGCGACTACTCGCTAATCTACAAACTGAGCAAAACCGTTTTCTATTCTTTCTTAAATTATGCTGGAGCAGCCACACTACAACAAACCTTTTTTAAGAATGACTTGTTTGTATCTTTGGAGGATTGTAAAAAGTACTTAGAAGCTTGTGCTAACCGTTTCGCAGGTTTGAGGCGTTTTCAGAATAAAATGTTTGCTTTAGCAGATGGTCGTAGACACGCGGTACACACGAAAGACGGTCGATTCTTAGGAGTGTTTGGTTTTTCTGAAACTTGCGACGGCGGTAAAATCTGGCATCAAAAGCCCCAATATTCTGATAATCTTAAAATCAGCGAAGTGGTTTCGAGCCACTGGCTCAGACCCGAAGCCACAGTGATGAAAAGATCGTTAGCTCGTGTTGTTAGTTTGGCTAAAAGTCTGGATCTAAACCGTGTTCGTTTGGTCAATTTTAGCCATGATTCCGTTTTAATTGAATGTCAAAACAACCTGATTGATAAGGTTCTCCCAGACTGTTGGTATATTATGATCCAAGAAATGCAGAAATTTGTGCCTGACTATGAACCCGATGATCCGATAGAATCGTGCATACTCAAAGAAAACTGGACACTCTAATAAGTAGGATGAAAAGATGAGTCAGGCTAAACTGATAAAAGATTTGAACGGTCTGAAAAATTTTGCAGCAGTGTACTCAACAAATTTTACTCTAATAGTTTTTTTCAGGCAAAAAATTGAGGATGATTGTCTGTGGAATGTTTCCTACTGGGATTGCTTGAAACAGCAGTCAGCGCATAATCACAAACATAATTCTCACGGGCTGTATTCTTATTTGATCGTTGTTAATCTCACGCGAGATTACAACATCAGAGAAAAGACTTATCAAAAACTCAGACAGTGGCTACCTACACCTGAGCAACTGGTAGCGACACAAAATGATGATCAAGATGAAGAATCGGATGCAGGCATAGCTGCGTGGTGTTCAGGAAAAACCGACAAAGTAAGAGGTATCACCATTGATTGATTTAACGCAAGAACAAGAATTTGAAATCGCTAAGATGAAGACTTACGTTGGTCAAATCCCCAGACAAAATTTGGAGGAAATGCTCTTAAGCATGATTACCCAAAATATGGTAACAAGGAACTGCTATTTAGAACTTCTGAAAAAATACATGGGAGCTTCTCGATGAAAAATCCAGCAACAAAAGAACAGGCTGAAACCAATCAAAACGATGAAAGCTTTGTTTATGATCTTGTGATCAAAGACATAGGAGATCGCGTCAATGTCGGGAAAAAAGCATACGGTACGCCATTACAACCGTTTAATGGCAGATCGGCACTTGTCGATTTATACCAAGAATTGATTGATGCCTCTTTCTATATCAGACAAAAAATAGAGGAAGATGATCAACTGCTGACACTGATAGATGACATCAGCATCCTAAAAGATAGAGGAGATTTGCCGGGGCTGTACAAAGCAATCGACCGCCTAACGATTTTAAGAAGTAGATTGACAGTCTAGACTCTAACGATTAGAATGGTCTTAAGACAAAACAGAGAAGCACAAAAGTGAAAAACGCCATGAATGTTTATGAGCCACTGCCCGAATACAGCCTTGACACATTTGGCATTTACACAGACGTATACGAAACAGAGACAGGAAAGTACGTTGGCTCTATTATCAAAGATAAAGAAATCTACTGGGTATTCATAGTCAAGTCAATCAGACCGAACGTCAAAACGCAGTCGTTTAAGTCAGCAATCCTACACCTCAACGCAACACCATGAAACGCATTACATACAAGAAAGCACGAGCGCTGATCACTGAAGAGTTAGACCTCCACACAGCCATCGAAGACCAAGTGTCACATGAACCAGGTGTTGTTTTGGTTACATCAGGCAACAGAGTCGAAGTGTGTGACTGCTCATATGACCTACGAGACTTAATACGTAGGATAGTGGATAACCTACGGTACAGCACGTCTTACACACCGAGAGTCTTTTTTGTTCAAACAGACGTAGACGTGAATGACATACATAGCGCACTACTTAGCGACGGTATCATGAACATGATCTTACCAACATCAGAAATACCTAAGACAATGACGTAAACTAATTTTAAGAAGTAGATTGACAGTCTAGACTCTAACGATTAGAATGTTCTTAAGACGAGAAACCAAAACAGAGAAACCCAAAATGAAAGACCTAAAGACTTCTTCATACTCTTTACAAGATTTAAGCTTAGCGATCGCTGATAAAATCGGTTTGCTAGTAGCTGTCAAATCTTGGCAGTTTATGAAAAACGGTTGTTTGTTGGTGTGTTACCGAGTTTTATCAAGCGGTCGGAACTGTGCAACATTCTTATCGGTCACGGTTGCCTTAAGAGCCAAGATGAAGAGAATTGTAGAGAGGTCGAAAAAGGTGACATTCACTCATCAAGGTTTGACCTCAAATGGGTACAGAGTTAGTTTAAGAGGTTGTTCTTGCCCTGCTTATCGAGATACGAAAACGTCCATGAAAGTCAGCGGAACAACAGTGTGCAAGCACACGATTGCATACGCTAAATGCTTTTTAGGGTGCCAGTCTTTGAGTGAGTTTGTTTTGAAGGTGGGTTAAGATGGAAAATTGGTTTGACATTGTACAACGAGCAGCCCAACACAGATTGTTTAGTGATTTGATAGATGAACAAATCACACTAAAAGATCCGCAAACTAAACGTTTATGGTTTTCTATTTGGGCTTCAGATATTGCCTATGCCTCTATTGAATTTGAGAAAGCTGCTACGGATGAAGAACGATCTTGTGAGGCTGGAACCGTTTTGTTGGGTATCTCAGCTTGTGCAATATTAGTCGGGTTAACACAAGATGATATTTTGACAACATCAAAATATCATACTTTTCAATCTCTAAGTTACCATGCAATGACTTTTAGGGATTACGCTAAAAAGTTTTATAGAGATAATAGTGAATTCGATCTAGGACTTTTCAAATGGTTACTTGGGAATGTTGCAGCCCGTTTATCGGAAGACATCGGACTTAACCAAGCCTTAAAAGCAGTCGATCAAAAATTGAAAAAAGACTCGATTAACCCATTGACACTCTTATCATAAGAGTCTAGAATGGTCTTAAGACGAGAACACCAAACCGAGAAAAAAACATTATGACTAACCAAAATCAATCAATCTACCCCGATGGCATCAGGGAAGCAGTAGAGGCAAATACCGAGCGCTTAGAAGGCTACACTTTGATCACAATCATTCAAGGTGGGCTTGATGTAAATAAGGTAAAAGTAGCTCTTTTCAAGCGCCCTCATGCAGGCAGCAACGAATTCGCAGCAACCGACATACTCGCGATCGATTCACGCGGAATGATTAGTGAAATGCCTGTTTGAAGCTAATCAATCGTTCAAGCGATCGCCCATTCAACCGGGCGATCTCCCTTCCCTTAAACACACCCCGCATACAACAAAGGAAGAACCACAATGCCTGAACTACTAATTGAAACTTGTCCCGTCAAGGCTGACAGGTGCCAAGATGAGGCGCATTACCACGAAATGCTGGATGAATATTACTGGTTTTACATCGGTCATATCTCTTTCCCATCGGGGGAAAGGGCAAGAATGGCAGAGTGTAGAATGATGGTAGGAGCGGCTTGCGAGTTAAAACAAGAATTTTAACGGATGACGGTCGATCCTCCGTATCCTTCTTGGGCTATCGAAAATCGACCGTCATAACCTTTGCCGATTGCTGCGCGAATAGGAGATGATCCCACAGGTGTTATACTCCAAACGTAAGAAAACTGTTTGATCGTTGCCCCTAACAGAAGACTTGAAACAATAGCTTGAGTCACAGTTAACAAACCAGACTGAATAGAAGCGGTATTAACTTCACGGGTTAAACCGCTACCGATAATTAAAATCAATGAAGGAGTACTGGATAATGGTACTCCTTTTTCGTTTGTACGATCTAGCTCGAAAAGTTTGAACGCTATTGCAGCATTAGTATAAACAGTTACCACGTCCGCTATCGGTCGGGTGAAAGACCACGATAATCCAGCAATCGCAGCACCCGCTAAAAATGTTTTACCTTTAAGATCATCCACAGTCACATTCCTCTAGATCTAATAATGGCACCTTTGAATCAATATCAATCAATGCATAGAGAGATAGGATCATCAAAACGGCTGAGATTGATTTTATAGTAACCGTTGGAAAATTTGAAGACAGTGTGATACTTGGATACTCTGACAATAGCGAGAGCGTAGGCGATATGTCAATAATTAGAATACACGGGACACACGCGATCGCAATGAGCGGTACAAGCCCTGGATTTAACCCATAGCCGTATATTTGATTTTGTAACCCAGATCCAAATAACGGCATTATTGTGGTATCCTCTCGATCGCTGTCTGCCCAGATGTTGCAGGAGAATTATTTTCGTCTGTCAGATTAAATACTTTTCTAACACTTCCATCTGGATTATATTGGGTAAAGGTTGATAACAAATAATTGATCCTTTGCCGTCCGTCAGCGGTTGCCATCGCTGCTGATTGAGCCGATAATAACGCAACGCGATCGCTGTTGTTAAAACCTCCGCTCACAGAAGAAACTGCTACATCAATTCTTGCTAATTCTACCGTTAGATTTGTTCTCACTGCCGATGCGATCGCGTTACCGCTGACACCTATCTCCCCTAAATCTATTGTTTGAGTTAGGTCTAATCCACTAGAGATCGCGGTTATCCTCAAGTGGACAACATCACCCTCAATCCAATTGCTTGGGAGTGTCGATTGTGCCAAAAATGAACCATCTACTAGGGTAGAAATAGAGACTACAACGGACGTGTCTATACCATTTCTGATCAAAATTCCAGAGGGTAGCACATCAGGAATTAGCACCCTTTGAGATAGTAGGGTTCGGATATAAAATATGTGATTAGCTGTAAAGCCTGCCAATAACATTTTGACTACCTGCTAATGAAATTTTGATTAAGCAATATACGGCATTGATGTAGTCGCATCAACAACAGTACACGAGAAGGTTTCAAATCTTACAGCACCCGCTATAGTTGCCGTTATCCTCACATCAATCTGATCATTTATAGCAAGAGTTGATGTTGGGACTGACAATAAATAATATCCAAGAATATTGGCAGGTGTTAAGTCTTGCAATTGAGTGATCGTGCTACTCGCAATTGTAGCTGCAACACCATTTCTATGTAAATGAGAAATTGTCGGGGCTGAATCAGGGGCAATAGGAGCGTTACCGCTGGAAAAGGTTGTGAACGTTGCAGTAAAAGGCATACCTCTTGCAACATTTTCATTTGATCTTGGCATCAGCTTATCCTAGTATTTGTATTTGAAAGTTGTGTATCTAAATTTGCGCTGGCTAGACCGATGGCGCTCCTTACTCCTGCCGCATCCAAACCGCCGCCAGAAGAAACAGCGATCGCTATACCAGCTTGACCCGCGTTGGGATACATCGCATTTGATCCTGTGGCAATCAACCGAGAGCCGTTGTTAGTTCGGATATACCCGCCAAGCCATTCTAAGGCGAGAGCATTTACATTACTAATCTGGATCAAAGTAAGAACAAAATCGAAGAGGGAATCCGCCGTTAATGCTTCCTTATTGGTCAATCTAATCCCTGCCGAAGTGGAGCTATACCAGACAAACCAACAGTAAGCGTCTTGAGTAATTAGCAAGCCACTCGCACGATCAATGCTCACAATACCGTTTTGATTTGCAGTCATCCCGGCGATCGCTGATCCATCGGCTGCTACAGTTTGGATCGTACCATTTGCTAAAGTTAGTACCCTGCCAATTAGAGTGTTATGCACTGTGTCAGGCGTGTCTGCTACCGTGAGGGTATCCGCGATCGCTACCCCTGCCACAGAACTCCAAATAAAACGAGCTTGATAATACGAGGAGGCTGTGCAGCCAGCGGCGTTTTGCCAAAACCTAGCTTTTACCTCCAGCAAAGTCCCGGTCGCTTCAGTCAGAGTCACGGCATAACCGCTAGCCCCGGCTACCGAGAAATCTAATCGCGTGAAACCTTGGATCGTAAAATTACCTGATCCGGCATTACTAAATGTAATCGGTGTCCCGCCATCACTTGTGGCAAGCTGAAAGGTATTTCCAGAAACACTGACAACTGATAGCAATAAGGGAGTAATCGCACCGCCCGGATCTACCCTCTCAAAAGGTGCGGAAGCTGTGGGCAAAACCGCGCCCGGTTGCCTGACTAAAGAGATTAATGTAGGAATCCCGGTTGATCTGAATTGATGCCCAGATAGCGTAATTACGCCTGTCGCAATGTTAATCCCGCTCGATGCCAACGTGTAGGTGTTGACCCGCGAAACTTCTACACTCGTCCCTTGCTGGAAATTAGTCGCTGTGAGTGCGATTAAAGGTGACACCAAAACAACCGTACCGCCGTTTGGTGTGGATGTAGTCAAACCCGCACGATTAACCGTGACTGTTATTGTCCCTGTCCCTTCGTAACGAATATTCGTAGGAGTTGTGGAACCAACAGGGAACACAACAGAGCTTAAATTAATCGCGCCCGTAACACCAGTAGGAACCAAAACATCGGCGATCGTGTTGTTCTGTAGAGTCACGCCCATTGCAGCATAAGAACCGCTAGCAGTGATGCGTATGCCATGGCTACAATTTCGCACCAATACATTTGTAGCGGTAGAACCTAAAATAGGGTTCCATCCACTTGTTCCTGTTGTACTCCTGATCGTTAAATCGATTAGCGATGCTCCATTACCTGCAAGCTCACCGCAGCTTACTAATGATCCTGAGAAATTAACCCCAGATCTCAACGTGACAGGGGAAGCGTTGAAAAGACTAAGTGCGAGTGTAAGAGACGGTGAACCTGAGACGGGATCGACGATGAACTGAAAACCAGACCCGCACGAGATACTTCCAGTTAGATTAATAACGTCTGTGCTGCTTGGCTTGATTCTAAAAATGTACCAATTAGCAGGAACTTGAACGTCACAAAATCTAGAGGTTGTAAATTCAGCCGATGTTACTCCTGTGGGGAAGAATAGGCTAAAGTCTGTAGATCTAAATTGGGTAAAGGTTGATCCGTCACCAATTTGAATAGATGTAGATAACCCAAAAACCTCAGCAGATCTCACATCTGCTGTAATAATTTCTTGAAGTTGTACATCACCCGATGTTCTTATCGCAGTATTGCGTAGATAAGTCTGTAGCCCCGTCAGATTCCCAGGGTTGCCTGCATCCCCCTCCGTTGCCAGAAGAAACCCGCAGTAATAAATAGATGCTAACTGCATAAATCCAGTGGTGCCGATACCGTCGCCATCTTGGTGAGCCTCTACTCTTGTAATAGCTCCAAAGTTCAAACTACCTACGCTATCTGACTCCAAAAAACTTGTAGCAGCGATCACGAGAGAAACAACAACATTCGCGGCAACAGGCGCGGGGCGAACAACATTATTTGAGTAAAGTGTGAAACGTCTGTAGTCAGTAGCGCTACTCAATACCGCCAATCTGATCCCCGCTGGATACGCAGGAATAGATGGATTTGCACCGTTGAAGTTCTTACCTGTTCTTACCAAGAAAACACTACCATCGACGGCAGCAAAAGCTGATCGCGTCCAACCTCTACCAAAAGTAGCGACAGTTGCAGTGGGTCTAAATTGAATCCCTGATGCTAAGTCGGAACTGTTTGTAGGAGCCAAAACGCTGCTGATAATGGACGCGCTAGCGGCTCCGTTGTCTAAGTTTACAATGCCGCCGTAAATCGGAGGTGCCATAATTCTACAATTCTAAAATCATTCCAAACCCTAAACCTAATTGCCTTTTTATTTCAGACAACTGGCTTTCGTAAGGGTTAAAATATCCAGTGCTGGCATTAAAAGTGTTGACGTAAGAAACAGAATACTCGCCTGTTACTGCGCGGCTTGCAATCTGTTTTGTGTTACTCTCATTGTTAGAGTATAAAAACGATGCAGCTTGAAGGAATAAAGCATCTTTATAAAAAGTCTCGCCATAAGTAGAATAAGCAATAAACACAGCGGCTCTTGTTAACGCTGTGTTTATTAAATCTTCGTCGTTGAACACGTTAGAATATCGTTCTAAAAAAAGATCGACATCAGACATTATTGACCTTCCATCAATTTTTTACGTTGGATTAAAACGAGTTTTTTCTGATCTTCTGCTGCGGTTTTTACCAGCGTTCTTGTTTCTGTTTTTAAGGCAGCATCGATCCAATTTTCATGAGTATGCGACGCGATCAACTTAAGCGCGTCCGGTTCAGAAAAATCAGCATACTGAGGAATTTCAGCCGTCTCTTTAGTAGGATAAATCAATTCAAAAGAAGATTCTAAGAGATTGGTATCTAACTTATTCTTTTGAATTGATTCAATCCACTCTACAGGAATCTTCCGGATCAATTCCGAGTCATCAGCGCCGCGAGTATGGTAACCGAGATTAGTTCCAGGGTGAACCGTAATCGTTAGCAACTCAGTCCCGATTGTGAATTGAAAGTATCTTAAAAATGGAGTCCTAATCGTTTGTTTGATGTCTAGCAATTCACCTAAAACAGAGGTCTTAAGCCCATTTTGTGGGCTATAAACTAGGGCAACGTAACCCGGTTTTGTTTCGGTTGTTGCAGGTTTTGTTTCGAGTGCTGTTGATACTGCCATATTAAATACCAGAAAGGATTAGACCAGTCAACGGATCTTCTACAATCAAGCCAGTGGTGCGAGAAATTGCACGTTCAACGTATACTTGATCATCCCACTGTAGGAACTCCTCAGGAATCGTGAATTCGAGCGGCAATCCATAATACATCGGATGTTCTGTGCCCGTGTCATCATCGCCTGTTGGCGAGTCCACAAGATCGGGATCGTAAGTACCTAAACCAGGTAAAATAAGAGCGGCATCCGTACCGTTCTCACCTTTGCCGAGTAGCTGATCATCCATTATGATCTCGCTGATCTGACCCAATTCTGTCTGAGTTTCCCTGAACGATGCTAAAACGGTTTTGCCTGTGGCATCGGTGTAAATATTGGAAGCTAACAGATTAAATTGTCTTGAGGGTAACGCTAGGATAGTAGGTTGCCAAATGCCCCGGCAATTGCTAACAACGGTCGCTACGGCTGAATTTATAATATCGAGTTGAGCGCGAGGAGTTGCAGCAGCCGCTAGAGTTGTCGCCGCGTTCATTCTTGGCACTTGTGATGTAAAAATCCCTTGCAAACCATAATCGGTATCGCCATCGTAGGCGATCGAATTATGTTTCTTTTCCATCCCGTACACCAAGGCAGATGCATACTTAGCTTCAATCGGCAAACCTTCTGCCTGCGATTGTTTGAGCATTGTGTAAGAAATCCGAGTGTAATCGCTCAGACCTTTAACCGGATATCGCGTTCGTCTGCCAACAACCGCAACTAAGCCACCGTCGTTCGCTTGCCCCGCCATTACCGTAGCGATGCCAATCGGGTCAAATTCGACAACTTCAAACGAGTTTTTCCAAGCATATTGCGGCATTGGCACAACAGGGAAATATCTCGTGTATTTTAGCTTGGGATACTTCTTATTCGATACCTTAGCTAATGATCCCAATAATTGATCACGAGCGTATAGTTGAAGATCGTCTGGCATTTTTTATAAATCCTATGCGATTCTAATGATTAGAGTTAAGGTAGATTCAATGAAAGAATTGCTAGCCCCGCGCTAGTGGTTCGCGATAACCAAGCGGCTCCGCTAGTGATCTGAGAATTATCGGTAAGCGTTGAATCGGTAGCGCGAAATCTACCACGGTTTACGCCGCTAAAGTTAAGCCAAACTTGAGAAGTTGGATTAACAGCCGTTGCAGAGTGAACGACAATACGACCTTTCCTTAGGTTGTTAACGGCAGCGTCAGCATTGTAAGCGGGGCTTCCATTGATGACATAATCAAGGTCAGCTTGCGTGAACCCGGTGATGCCAGCAAAAACGTTAGTACCAGATAGAGCAGCAGCGATCAAAGATGCGTTACTGGTTGCTGGAGAGTAAGTCAGACCGCGCCCAAACAACAAGGGAACGGCATCAGATCCTTCAGTTTCAGGACTAAGAAAGAATAACAAGTTAGTTGGAGTTGAACCACCATCGACAAATTCAAAATCATACGATTTTGAACCGAGGACACGGCTTGTCAGAATTAACGGAAGTGAACCGCTGACAGTCACCATCCCGTTTAGGATTGAGTTAGCTCGGATAGCAGCAGTTAGCCCGGTTGAGACCTTAGCAGCGGTCGGTGTAGCGTCCGAGACAAAAGAAACAGTAATACCGCTTGTAAGTTCTCTTAAGCGGTAAGTTGTAATCTCTTGAGTGTTAGTCCCTAGCGTGATCGATACAGTGCGGGTAACTCTACCTGAGTTGTTTGGTGTAGTCAAAACCTCGTCAGCGGTTAAAATCATCCCTTCTACTAGGTTAGCAGTAGAGAGATCTGGAGGCGTTAGTAATCCTAGTGGCATTTTTATTATTCCTATGCTTAATGATTAGAGTTAAGCAGAGCGCTTACGGGCTGCTCTGATATTTTTTTGGATAGTTGCAAGATCTCCTACATTTGCCTGCTGCATTTCATCAGTAACGATCCGAGCTTGCTTTTTAGTATTGGTGTCACGTGACTCCATAATCTTGATCACCGCGCCGTAAGCTCCGTCTACAATCGCATCTGACGAATCAGTGTATACGGCTGTCGAATCGTGAGCTTTCAACAGATCTTCTTTGATCTGGCGATCGCTCTGAGCGTGGTCTACAACGACAAAAGGTGACACTCTAGCAATCAATTCAGATCTTTTTTTAGCAAAGGCTTGAATCGCGTCAGTTGTCAAAACAGATTTTTCAAGCACTTCGTTAGCAGCTTTCAAACCGTTGTAGCCGTCGATTAACGTCTTAACCGAGTCCATCATTGGAGGCATCTCAGCAGGATCAGCAACCATCTCAGCAGGAGGCGTAGAAGCTTGCAATGCTGTCAAACTTGCATAAGTCTCCTCGTTCAAACCGATCAACTTTTGCAACTCTTCTGCTGACAGAGTAACCTCTCCTTCATCAGAGATTAGATAGGAAGTTTTGGGTAAACCTTTGACATCGACAATTAGAGATTTAGTCATTTTTTTAACAGGTAAAATAACGGTATTTTCTTCAAACTTATGATTAGAATCATTGAGAAAGCAGCGGGTTGAATCTCCCATCAGCAACCTAACTTCTACTCCGGTTCTACCTTCTTCAAGAATTGCCATATGATTGTAGACAATGTTTTTCTGCCTTAGCTGGTAGGGTACACCATCATACACCCCAGACTCTTCTATGATGTCCGCTTCATATCCAGGCGACAGTTGTTTTGTTCCAGCTTGAATAGCAGCAAGTGCGATCTCGGCTTGAATCGAAAGCCCGTCAATTTTGACGTAAGGATTCTGTTTTGAGATCGAATCACCAACAACACCAACACCAAACTCTTGCCAATTTTCAGGCGTGACTAGAACATTCTTTCCATCGACTACAGGGTGACCTAATGTAATCGGAACCCCTGAAAGTGTAGCTAAAGAATCGTCATTAAAAACATCGTCAGGATGTCTTAAGATGTCAAAAGCGGTTCCTGCTGAATCGTAGTATCGCAAAACTTTTGCAGCGGTAACTATTGCATTACAACGAACATGACCCTGCGGTGAAACCCACACGGCATCATTTGACAGCTTTACGTTTTGATCTACAAAAAAAGATTTTGACATAACCTAAGTATGCTCGATTGATCAAGCAAAAATTAACCCAAAACTATACACTTTTGAGTTAATTTTAGACCTCCAAATAAAATAAGATGGTAGTTTATTTCTAATACTATGACTGAATTATTTAACGATTCTGCTTTCTCTTCTTTGTCTCAAGGGTTTGGACAATTAGGTAGCGATCGCACTGCTGACTATCAGGTTACTCAAAAGTTTTATCAACAGCGCGAATTGGATCTGTTAACAGAGTGTAACAACTTTGCCGCGAACATTGTTGAGTTGCTACCTATTGCGATGGGTAAGAAAGCTTGTGTTTTTGAGTGCGAAAACGAAATAATTAAAGGACAAATCCAAACACGCTTAAACGAGATTACGCCCAAATTTGTTAAAGCCACAAAACTTGCTAGACAGTGCGGAGGATCGGGTTTATTTCTAGGAAACAGCGATGAAGATTTAAGCCAGCCCTTGATCACGCCAATCGAGTTTTACAACATCTTTCAAGGTGGAAAATCAGGCACTCTTCAAATATCGGAAATTGAAAAAAATCCGTTGAATCCAAATTTTGAAAATCCCTGCTATTACAAGATTAGAAATGGGTCGGCAGTGATTCATGCAAGTAGAATCATCCCGTTTTACGGCATACGAATGATCACAAAAGAGCAGCAAATCCGTTATAACCATTGGGGCATTAGCGTTCTGCATCGCAGCATCGACAAACTAAAAAATCTTGACATTGCCGATCAATCAATTGCCAACACAATTAGCCAATTTTCAAGGCTTATTTACGAAATTGAAGATTTACCCACACTTCTTTCTAGTGAGCAAGGAAAACAGTTGTTACGCGATCGCCTAGCTCTTTTGAATCATAGCTGGAATGTTCTCAAAACATTAGTTGTGAAAACTGGTGAAAAGGTTTACAACCTTAAAGTTGATTACACAGGGCTTGATTCGATGCTGCAACATTTTAAGGAGATGCTAGCAGGGAGTGCTGATATTCCCTATCAAAAACTCTTTAATTCTGGTGGAGGCGGCGAAGGAATGGGCGGATCATCCAGCGCATCAGGAAGCATCGACCGTACAACAGAACGACAATGGAGTGATCTCATCTCTGATAGACAGCAAGAAGACTGGCAACCGGGAATGACAAAACTAATAGGTCATTGGCTAAGACAACCGATACCCTACCAATTAGAATATCCTAATCTTTTGCAGCTTTCCGAAACAGAAGAAATTGCAAACGATAAATTAAAAGCAGAAACCGAAAAGATCAAATCCGAAACTCAAACAGGTATGATATGATGGCGATACCGATTATTGTTTGAAAATGGTTGAATTACTCAGCACTCGAATAAATAGAATTTGTAAAGCCTTAAATAAACAGAAATTTACAAATACTAAAATCGCTCGATTGTGTGGTTACTCTGCACAGTCGGTAATGTTTTGGTGCAATGGTTCTAAGAGAGTTCCACAGTCAGCGGTGGAAGCGATCGCCCGTAAAATCGGTAGCACTGCTGAAATCATTCTGGCTGACACTCTGCAAGTCACCGGTAAAAAAGCGTTAACAAACTATTCAAACTGTTGTTACTGGAGAATTACTGAGCTTAAAGAATATCAAGGGTTAACACTAGAAGAAGTGAAAACAATTCTTGAATGGCGTGAAAAAAATCCTGACTGGGAGCCTTGACGGTCTAATCGTTAGAATCTAAAATTATCTTAAGACAAAACCAAGAAAATAAAAATGTCTAATCCCATAAACTACAAAACCCAAGCAGGCTTGATAAAAGCTTTAGCCCGTCAAAGTGATAAGCCTATGGACGTTTCCGCAGCATGGTGGTTCAAGAATGCAGAATGGACACTGATTAATTCTTTTGGATGGAAAGAAAAGGAAGCTGCACAGTTCGTTTCTTGCTATCATCCCACTTCGTCAGCGTATGCTGCAACTTCTTGAAAATCAAAAAAACGGTCGCTAGGTTTGTTGAGAAAACGGGGATCGTTGGTCGTCCGCACTGCTAAAAACTAATTTTGAAAAGGGGTTGACATTCTCATGATGAGAGTGTTATCTTTAGGACATGGAAACGAGCAAACCGAAAGGAGAAATCGAAATGGGGATCAAAATCGTGAAATGCTTCAAACTGACGGAAAACGACCTCGAAGCCGAGTTTGTAGAGGGCGAAGAGGATGTGAATCTCGTGTTCCCATCAGGGAATTCCGAGGGGATCTCGCTAAAAACTCTCGAAAGTTTGGCGTTGCTCTGGGAGGAAATCAAAAAGGGTGCCGATTAATCGGGGATCGCTGATCGGGGATCGCTGATCCCCGATTGAAATCGAAATCGGGGATCGCAAACAAACTGTCTTAAAACAAAACAGAAGGATTAAAAATGGAAGTTAAAATGGAAGTCAAAATGTTAAGAGAATATAAGGTCACACAAGTTGATCTTGACGGTTCTTTTGCGGGTGAATATTTCAGCGGAGATCAGCTTTACGGTTCTTTTGTGGCTGAATATTTCAGCGAAGATCAAGAAGTTACTATCACATTTAATAATGGAAATTTTGTGGATCTTTCGTTAAACAATTTAGAGAGTTTGGTAAAAAATTTAGATGGTTTGTCTCTGCTCTATGAGGAAATCAAAAAGAGATCCGATTGAAATCGAAATGGGGATCGCAAACAGAGGGATTCAAAATGGAAGTTAAAATGGAAGTCAAAATGTTAAGAGGGTATAAAATCACCCAGGGGGATCTTGAGGATGATCTAGAAGCGGAATATTTCAGCGGGGATCAGGAAGTTAATATCACATTTAATAATGGCAATTTCTTAAAGATTACGTTGAAGAACCTAGAGGTTTTGGCGATGCTCTGGGCAGAAATCAAAAAGCCGATCTAACATTACAAGTAAAAAAATGGAAATCCAAATAGAAAGTGAAGATCAAGACATCACAGATAAATTCTCTGAAGAATACAGACAAAAGCTCAAACAAGGCTTTATTAAAAATTTAGCGCTAAGCTCCTCAGAGAAATTTGATGTGAGAGTGCTGTTTAATCCTGATACAAAAGAAACAACTTTTGTAGCCGATTTTGGGGACGGGTTGAAGCTAGAAGACAAACACAGGGCAGCATTGTTAAACATGATACCGCGCCCCTGGGAAGAAGACGATGATGATTACGATGATGATTATTAGTTATACCCAATCGAAACTTAATAATGGTATACTGATAATGGAATTAATAAATTTTTTAATGCTTGATTGTTCTTGGTTTTCAACTAAGGCGGTCGAGTATTTTTTATTCTCTATCTTAATCCTCAAAATAACTTGCCATTTCGGTTATGACATTACCGTCGCTGAGATAGTTATAAGCGCCGACAACGGCATCATAACGATCCATTAGCCCGTTAGGGATAGTGTCTAATTCCTCCAAAAAGTCTTCATTCCAGTCACCTTGGAGGATGAAGACTTTTCCATTTTTAGAAGATGTGATAAAATTCTTTCCTCTTAAAATCTTGTCACCTTGTGGTCTGATTCCCGACACAATGAAGCCATTCAGTAAATTTTTGATATGGACAGAATCACGTATACCGCTAGCTCCTCCTTCTAGCTCGTGTGCTATAGGTGTGAGATCGCCATCTTGGACAGCAGCAGCAAGCATAAGCTGATCTGTGTTAGATGGGTTAAAAGCCTCAGCTAAACAGTCAAAAACAACCCATTGACCGGTTGCTGTCGAATAACCCAAAAGAACGCCAGCGGTATTACACGGTTTTTTCTTTTTGGTGATGTCAGCTTGTGTTGCCGCCAGATCCCAAAAGCGGACAAAGCGATCGCAGTATGGTAAATCGTATCGAGTAACAATCTGATACCAATCACGATCAATAAGTTTGATTGATGACCAATCAGCAGGTATACAATCAAGCTCCTCTAAAGCCGCTTGACCATACTCAGCGCGAAGATCAATTACCCATTGATTTTGCTTTTCTTGACCCCACTGCTCTCCATTGACCAAACAAATTCTTTTATACAACCCCTCATCCAACGCATCTTGTAAAGTGATATGATGCAGCGAAAACGGTCGCTTACCTTCCTTAATTTCTTCAATAAGCTTATTGAAGAAAGAGTTTTTACCGTTGTGCGTACTCCAAATCGCAATCTTGCCACCCCACATTTTGAAAGCGATCGCAGCTTTGAGAAGTTCTTCAGGGTTATCATGAAAGGCAAACTCATCAATCCTTAGCCTGTCACCCGGTCTACCTTTCGATCTAATGTTGCGAGGGGTGGAAGATAACGCCTGCACCATAAACCCGCTAGCAAACGTAATCCTGTAGGCAATAATGTCTTTCTCGTCTTCTAAGATCACTCCTTCTGTGTCCAAAAGCTCAACAGCGACAGAATAATGTGCAGCCCAATCGGCACACGCCTGGATATACTCCAGCGCCATCTCGCGGTTATAGCCAAGATAAAAAGTGTTGCGACCGTTGGCTCTTGCTGCTTCTAGCGTGGAATCAGCAGCATCGCACCATGACAAACCAATACGCCTTGACTTAACGGCGATCTTAATACCCAACTGATCATCCGTCCAGCGCTGCTGATAGGGTAGCAGAACAGCAGGAATACCTCGGATTAAACCCTGTTGATCATCCGTTGTGCTAGATTGTTGAGTCGCAACCCTTTGCGGTTGCTTGCTAGCCTTTTGTAGTGATCTCTCTAAACTGGCAAAAGATTTTGACATTCTTATGATTAGAGCGTTGACAAACTAAACTAGAATCGCTTAATATTGGAATATAGACAAAACAGAGAAAACACGATGGCTGATTCAACTTCTAAGAAATATTCATTGTACTTCACTGAGCGTTGCTACGACGCTGGCTACCACTATAAAAATACTAAAAAACTACCAAAGACTGAGATCGTAGACGGTATTCGCATTCAAGTTCTCGATAGCACTGAAAGACCCGGTTGCCTGTTTGTAGAAGGATGGGAAAAAGCGAGAGAATTAGAAAGATGGGAAAAAGCCAACAAATCAGGATCGGCATTCTTTGGATGAGAGTGTTGACAAACCTTTTTAGGTTTAGTACAATTAGAATAACACCAACGGAGAAAACACAATGCTTTCGACTTCCTCCAGCTACGACCTATTTCTTACCGCTTGCTACGACGCGGGTGTTCTACACGGCACAAGCCCAAAACTGCCCAAGAAAGCCGTTGTAGACGGCAAGACAATCCAAGTCACGGGAAGCACTGGAAGCCCTTCATACTGGTTTGTGAGAGGTTGGAAAACTGCTAGGAAATCGGTACGCTAACAACCTCAACAGAATCCGAGAACGTCTCGGATTCTGGCACCTTCAAAATTCTAGCTCGGATTATTTCAGACCCGAAATCGGATAAACCTGGTTTTGGTTTTGGCTCTGAAAACACGTCTTGATCGGGATAATATTCTGTGAATATAGCTCGGATCTCTTCTTTTGATGCTGATAATTTTGAAAGTATACGATCTACAAGATGCGGAGGAAAAAAGCCCGAATCGGCACACATTTTCAAAACTTCTACTTCTGTCATATCAGCGCCAAGAACGCGATCGATAGTCCACTTTGGCACCCCAACAGGTGTTCTTGTTATAGTCTCAAAAGCTCCCAGAAAATTTCCGTCTTTATCGACCTGCGTTGTTACACTTGAACTTACCTTTTCCATGCGCCCGAAGAGATAATCGGCTAACGCTTTTTTTGCAGCATTAATTAAAACAAGCGGTTGAGTTTCCCTGTATTGGGAGAGAGCATCGTTGATCCTATCCTGTAATTCTGGATGATTGCGAATCCAGGAAGTGAGAGCTGTAGGAGTTGCGCCAACGGCTGCGATCGCGGTTTTTTTACAACCGCAGGATTTGAGATGTTCAATGAACTCGTCAGCCTTATGATGGTAAAGCGATCTGAAGTTGGCTCCTTTGGCGTTCTCAGTCGGCATTATTTTTTACAATATAATTTCGCATTGTAGCGTATTATCTCGCAACATTAACCGATGGCTAATCCAAACTACCTTTTTTCTTATCCGGGGAACAAACGAAAGCTGATCCAGATTTTACAACCATTTCAAGGTGTTGAAACATTTATTGAAACACACGCTGGCAGTTCCGCATTCACTTTGCAAATGATCGAGCGATACCCTAATGCTCGATTTGTTGTAGCGGAAAAAGACCAGAGCATCAAAAACGTTCTAAGGTCTTGCAGGAGAAAAGAGACGCTTGATACTCTAATTAGTAGAACGATTGAAATCAGAGATACATTCCTGCTTAACACTAATTACTGGCAAACGATCAAGGAAGACGCGATCGCAGGGTGCGGCGCAAGTAAGCTAGTCTTTCAGCGAATAGCGCACAGTTCCGTTGCGAGAACGTCCAAGAATGGGCAGTATAACGTAGCGTGGAGTCCCGATAAAGTTAAGTCGCTTGGGTCATGGGTGCCAAAACCGCCTAAGCTTTTTGATGCAGATTTGACCGTGCTGGATTCAGCGGACTGTTGCTTTGAGCAGGCATACGCTTGCACTTGCGTATTTATAGATCCGCCGTATTACGCACCAGGCAAAACACGCTGCTACCCTGGACACAATCCTGCAAGCACACTCACAGCGATCGCTGTCGTTAGGACTCTTGAGAAGGCTATTAAACGCGAGTGCAAACAGATCTGGCTAACACACTACAAAATAGAATTAGTTGATGATTTGATCCAAACTTTGGATCTTTCAAATTACGTGTTGACAGAAATAGCATTAGGTGAGTTGCCAGCGCTCGGATTGGGAAACGGCAATTTTAAGCATGGGGAACGGGCAACAAAAAAGAAAACGATCGCAGTGGACACACTTTACACGTTTAATCGAATTTTTTGATGACCCCTTGACACTCTCATCATTAGAGTGTTAGCTTTAGGACATGGGGAAACACAGCAAACAAAATGGAGGCAATCAAAATGAAATATCTTAATTTTGGGACTTTGCAACTAACCAAAGTGGAAAAACTATCATCTTGGGATTTGCGAAGAGAAGCCGCGTGTCACGAAGAAACTGAGATGTGGAAAACAGACGAATACAATGCTGAGCAGTTAGAACTTTTGTGGCTACCCTCTTCAAAAAGATCTGGTATTGCCGTCGGAGCGATTCCAGATTGGACAGATGCAAGTAGCCCGGAGGACGCGCTGAGAAGGTTTTTTGATGACGACATGATCGACTGATTTTAAGAAGGGGTCATCAAAACTAATTTCGATAACCCCTTGACACTCTAATGATTAGAGTGTTATCTTTAGGACATGGGGAAACGACCCCTGTCCTAAAGAAACCAAAATGGAGAAATCAAATGACCTACGCAATCGCTCAGAACTTCTTGACCCTAGCTGCTAACGCTACCCTCTACACGGCGATCGCACTCTCAATATTCTACGTCCTGAGATGGACACTCGCTAGCCCGACCGCAACAGAACCCGCGCTAGAATTGACCGAAGAATTGATTCCCGATCCTGAGCCAATCCGAGTATTGCCGCCTGTCCCTGCCGCTCCTAGACCCACTGAGAAAACGCTGACAGCGATCGCTGTCACAGTCGAAACGGAGGCTGGCAAAAAACCCACCATCCGAGAAATGAGAAAAGCCCTGACTGACGCGGGGATCAAGGGAGCGGGAAAATGGAAGAAGGCGAAATGTGAAGAAGAGTTAGCAAAACTTAATTAGACAGAGAAAGAGGGGGCGATTTCGCCTCCTCCAGTATTCAGCCACAAAAGCCCCGTCAAGCCACTCAATGTCATTGCTGCCCTATTGTACCTAAAAGGCTTTAACAAGCGTTCTAGCACCCTACAAATTAGACAGAAAAAAGGGGGACGATTTCGTCCCCCTCTCGATTGCCCCCTTTCTACTGGGCTTCAGCCAAGTGCAGTTCAGGATCGAAGTACTCCTCGTCGTCGGGTTCCAGTAGCTCCATCCTCGCCTCAGCCTCCGCTGCTAGCCCTCTCAGCACCTCCTGTAAATCGGCTAGCTCGTCGTAACCCATTCGATTCACTTCCCCCCGAATCACCGTCGCCAAACCCTGAATTTTCGTTGAGCAAAGCGTTTCAAATTCCATTTTCCTGCCCTCGTGTCGGTTTCCATGTATCCAATATATACGGGATGGATATGAAAAAACCGCTTTTTTGGCGTACTACAGCGTAATTGTGCCAGTTTTTTGCCCTAAAACGGGGTGCCCACATAGCTCACACTCTATACATGGCGATCCCAGAACAAAAATCTACGTAGTTTCAGGGATTGACAGGCTGATTTATAAAGATACGGTAAAGAATCTGTACTAGAAAGCAGTAGTACGAAGTCGAAAGCTTCATGAAGATTAGATAAACTTCAGTCAGATAAATAAAGAATTGAAGTGTCACACTGCCGCATACTACAAGTGCTTACACGGTTGCATTTTATCTAATCTATGCGGTATACTTGGAATATTTGCACGAGGTAGATCAATGGCGAGAGGCACAAACTCAAAAAGCCTGAAAAATCTTGAAGCGCGAGGAAGAACTCCAGACTGGGATGAATCGAAAAAACGTCGCTATCTATCGGTCACAAACACAGGGTTTAATGGCGCGATCGTGCTAGCACGATCGCTGGGATGTAACTCTGTATCCGACCTACTAGAGAAGATCGGCAGGGGTGAGTTGGTCATCTCTCCCATTGTATAGTCTAATGATTAGAATGTCAATCAATCCGTCCTGCGATCGCATTCTTTTTTTAACTGACTCTCAATGGAAGAAAACTGGTCATCTCTCCCATTGTATAGTCTAATGATTAGAATGTCAATCAATCCGTCCTGCGATCGCTTCCGAGTCAGCCAACAGCCTGCCATCATTGCGCCGATGTCGGCTAACCCAAAACCTGCGAACAATGATGCAAAAGTTGCCATCTCTCCCATTGTATACTCTAACGATTAGAATGTCAATCAAACCGTGTGCTGCGATCGCTTTCAGTTCAGCCAAAAACCTTAGACGCTCTGGCATAGTAAGCAAGGCGATCGCCTAGCCCCCTTATCGTGCCGTTCGCCCCGCCTAAATTAACCATACGAGAAATCTGCTCAACATTCGCGCCTGCATCCACCAATGAATTGATGCCATTCATCATCCACCAAAACCCCGCCGACGTAAATGGATATTCTGCTGCTACAAACTCGCTTCCTTGCATGATTCTTTGATCATTCATATGATCGGCAAAAGCTTGATAGTTGGCGCGCCCAGTCAGTTGAATCGCACCTGCTCCTTTATACTTGCGACCGTCGCCCGGTTTGACATTGCCTAAGTCTCTTCGCCATTCATACGCATCGCCTGTTGCTATTTCTTGCATCCATTGCAAGCCACCCGATTCATGTCCAATCTGAGGAAGAAACTGTCGCATCCTTTTGTGGGTTGTTATCTCAAATCTCACAAGGCAAGCGTTGAGATCTAAAAGTTGTTTGGCAGACGGCGATCGCAAAAAGATTGCTGTCGCTTGCTGCATCGTGATCAATTGCTTGGTTTCTAGTTTGGGTTCGGCTCTCCACAACTCAGCGAATTTTGCCATAACAGCCGCGTCAATGTTAGCTTGCAGGAATGCGATCGCCTTATCTTGATGCGGTTTGGCTGCGTAGAATTTAATTACGTTGGACAGTTTAATTGTCATGTTTAGTAAGTGTAGTGTTTCTCAGCTTTAATATCATAAACACACCAACCCTTTGATGGTTCAACTACATATCTGAGAGCATCTACGTAAGTGTTACCTCTTTCCTTCCACAGACCAACAGCATCGAACCCTATTTCCTGGTAATAACAAACAAGCTCAAACAGACGCTCAGGTGTTAACGCTTGTTGTCTGAATGATTTGTTATACTGAGGATCGCTAATGAAATAGCCATCAACAGGGGCTTCATTATCCTTAAGCATTAGTGTCTTCATGGTACAAATCCTGTAACAATCACTTCTGAAACAAGATATTTTTCATTTTCGTAAATTTCGCAGTCATCGTCCTTAGACAAGTTGTCTAACACAGCCATCTGATCATCGGTCATAACATCACCGCCAGCATACAATTTATGACAAGACCTCAACACCGTGATATTGGGATGATAGGAGGGAACTGAATACAATTTAATATTGCCTTGAAGATCGTCAAAGACAATTAAAATCATCGTTTCATTCATTGGTTATTCTCGATTAGGTTGATTGAACTGCGATCGCCGTCTTCTCGATTGTATAGTCTAATCGTTAGACAAGAAGTTAATCGAAATTAGTTTGATTCAGCGTCCTTTAGCAGCACTCCAAATGACTATGAAGTTTGAACTATAAGTTTCGACTAATGCCTTTAACCCGTGCAGCACAATGACAAACATGAATTCAGAACAGTGATCTTGAAACTCAAGATCTGAAACGTACTTAATAAACATCCTAGCTCCAACACGTTGATTCATTGGAAAACCCAAAACTTCTAACTTTTCAGTGAGTAAGGAGTTAGCTTTAACGCAAACTATATTGTCTTCTATAATTTGAAAATCGGAAACTGAAATATCTTGAGTGTTCATTTTGTTTTCCTTCATTGGTTATTCTCGGCTGCGATCGCCGTCTTCTCGATTGTATACTCTAATCGTTAGAACGTCAATCGAAACCGGTTTTCAAAATGATCTAGCTCTACCAGTGCGGGAAGTGCAGCGCTGGAAATAATGATATCGGGAGAGTCACAACTTTCAACTACAAAAGATCTTAAAGATTGCAGCATTATTTTAAGTACCAAGTCCACATGATCTTGAGTTTCGAGATCTGATACGTAACTAAGGAATGCTTCAGATCCGATACACTGATCCACTGGGAAGTTCCGAAATTTTAACTTATCGACAAACTCAGTATTAACTTCGACTCGAACTGTGTTGATGTCAAGATCGTGAGTAACTTCAAAGCGTGTATCATTCATTGGTTATTCTCTGTGAAAGTAACAATACCGCCTTGCTTTACTGACTTGCGCCAAACCTGATACGATCCGCCAAAACGATAGATTTTTTCAACGGTAGGAAGAGACTCATTTGATTTATTTAGTTCTAAAAGTTGTAGCAATTTCTCGTTTGTGGCTACGCGATCGTTGTTGTATATGGCATTAAGCAGGTCATAAAAAATATCTTGAGTGTTCATTTTGTTTTCCTTCATTTTATCGAGAATTTGGGTTGAACTGCGATCGCTGTCTAAACATTGCGAAGCAGAACACGTGTTCTACTTCGCAATGTTTCTCTAATCCGTGCGTTCAATCAGATGATCGACCGTAAATCGGATCCGCGCATATTCGCTTTGTGAAAGGTGGAAGGTCGGTAATTGTTTATGCGTCCTTCGTAGATCTGCCGCCATGTTTGGCGAGGAATTCCGCGCTTCATAAGCTGCTGTAACGTTGCCGTCGCTGTCATAGCAAAGCATTAGTCTGAAGTGGATACCCTTCAAGTCGAAGGGGCGTGAAAACATTTGAAAAAGCATCTTTTTGGTTTCTCCATTTTGTTTGCCGGGTCGTTTCCCCATGTCCTAAGATTACAGTCTAATCATTAGAACGTCAAGAGGTTAATCAAAATTAGTTTTGTTGGAACTGCGATCGCTGGCTGATCATTGCGAAGTAGATCAAGTGTGCTGCTTCGCAATGTTTTTTACTCGATGATGCAAGCGACGGCGCAAGTATACCCATACTCAGCGTATGATTTGTTTAGTTTGGTTGCTACAATTCTGGCTGCTGATTCACAATCAAAGATCCACGTTTTGGGAAAGTCGAAATCACTTGCTGTCATTACATTATTCTCAAGATCCTTTTGCGAGGAAATCCAATTATTAGCAATGTGAAATCTCATTTTGTTTTTCTCCATTTTGTGTACTGGGGTTTTTCGTTTCCCCATGAATCAAGATTACAGTCTTATGATGAGAGTGTCAACCCCTTGACAAAAGATTAGAGTTTATGATAAGCTGTAAGGTTGAGCATTTTTGCTCTGATTTTTAGACAACACTAAGTGAATATTTTTCGCTAAAAGGATATTGTTTTCTTTGTCAGGGGTGCTGTCAAAAACAGGGCAAAGGTACAAACGTGAGCGGGGTTCGGCAAGAGGTCAGCAAGAGGCTGTTTTGTTGGACTGGTTGCAGATTGGTGCGATTGCCTGATGAGCGGAGATTGCTGGGGGTGCGATCGCTCTCAGAATTTTTTTTGTCGTTTTGGGAAAATTTTGGTAGGAGATTGCTTGCAACCAGTCCAGCAAAAAATTGCTGTGTTGATACTCCTGTGTCTAAGCACCATCAAACGGTCGCAAACAAGTCAAAGGTACAAACCATAAGACGAGAAGCTAAGAAGCACTCAGCACCCGTTTTTGTTGGGCTGGTTGCTGTGCTGTGCTGTTCTGTTCACTTTTGATGGATGGAGATTGCTTGCGCTGGCTGAGAGTGAACGGTTGCTGCTCATGTTTGAGGGGAGCGAACGTTTTCAAGGTCTGCTAAAAAATTACGTAACACGTTGACAGCATGGTTCTTAGCGATTTCTTAAGGCTGTTTTTTAAGATGTTACAGGTTTGTACAGGAAAGTACAGAAAAAGACGTACGGTCTACGATTGCTTGGTGTCGGGAGTTTCGGGGTTTGTTTTTCTTAGTGTACGTCTTTTTTATATCAAATCAAGGAAATAGAAATAAAGAAAAGAGAATGACTACTTATACGTAGAGCTACATTACTAAGTATCAGTAGTCGTTCAAATGCAAAAATAAATATATCTGGAATCCAACGCCAAAAAACCGCGTACAACACGTAACACCATCTCAGCAAGGGTTTCAAGTGCGTAACATTTACGTACGGCACTTCAAGAATCCCGTACAAACCAGAAAAATGCCGCTAACCTGCTCCTTTAGGCTGGCTTTTTCTTTGGCAGGATATAGCAATCGAGTACTGATACGTAGGATACCGATACCAGTATCAGTACTCGTTAAAGGTTGCTAGGAAAGTAGGTAACGACATTTTCTCAGTCTAGGAATTCTTAATTGAATCCCGTTTTTTCCGGTCAAGTCACACTTAAACTGATAAATTAAAGGAGGTGCGAGGCGATAATTGAGACACAAATTATTTGGTGGAAAAATGGGATTCTTAACCGCACTAGCAGCCGTAGTCTCAGAAACTTTAGAAGCGATCGTACAACTCAAAACCGAACTTGCAACCGCACTCGCGGAACCACAGGCAAGCCAAGATCAAGTTAATGCCGCGCTTGCTGAAAGAGACAAGGCTATTTTGGCTCTCCAAGCTCTAACCGACTCTGAAGCGACAGAGGATGAGAATGAGCGGGTCGCAGTTGAAGCAATGGTAAACAGTCTAAGGGAAGCGATCGCTCCAGTTGCGACGCTTCCCGTTGAGCCAACACCAGTTGAGCCAACACTTTAATTTTCTAGGTTGCGAATAGCCATGTGCATAGCGACGCGTCCCTAGGAAACGCGTCGCTTTTCTTTTAGCCTTAATCTGCTACAATTGCAGAGCGGTCGCAACCCACACTAAACCCTTATAGGGATTGAAACCTAAGAGCAGTAGCGTTGCAAAAGCATTCCACACGGGGTCGCAACCCACACTAAACCCTTATAGGGATTGAAACGAACATCTCCAGCATTGTCTTTAAGTCGTCTGATGTCGCAACCCACACTAAACCCTCTCAGGGATTGAAACATCGCTGGTTCAGGACTTGTTACCGTTCGATCTCGTCGCAACCCACACTAAACCCTTTTAGGGATTGACTTTAATACTTTAAGTTATCAAAGTATTAAACTCTTGCTCTCCACCAAGGGTAAGAAAAGAATTCTTTTCTTACCCTTCCACTCATCAGGAACCGAGTCTAAATATTTAGTCACGGCGATCGCGGTTCTAACCTGCTACAAAAAAGTCCCTAAGTGCTGAAACACTAGGGACTTTTTTTTGTTCTGCCTAATATCCTACTTTTTGGTATATAATACAAATAAGAACGTTATTAGCTCCCCACACCCTATGGAAAGCATTCAAAGCTACTTACAGCAAAAGGTTAGATTTCATTCAGACAAAGAAAAAGAAGTCGTACATATGATGGATTTTGCAAACGTCCTGGGTTTACCCAAAAACAGCAGGGACATTACCGCATTAGTTTGGAGAGAATACAGGACTCGACTGCCAGATGGTGTGGGTAAGCCCTCATGGTGGGTTAATGAGTCAGGCATCTATCAAATGATTTTTGCTTCTGAGCAGAGTAAAGCTGTGGAAATTCAGCGATGGATATTTGAGGAGGTTTTGCCAGCTATCCGAAGAGACGGAGCTTTCATAGATGAGCATCGCATAACAGATCCTCAACTGGCTAAGGTTTCCAATCGCATCAAACAGATGCAGCAAGAGCGACTAGCCGCTCGTAAATCTTGGACAGACCAGGTTAAAAAGCGTCTAATAAAGGATGGCTTGTATCACACGACAAACGGGACGGGAAAAGTGATCACAACAGCATATTCTAAAAACGTCTTCCGCAGCCTAACCGTAGAAGTCAACGAAGTACTTTTCAACCGTAGACATTTCTATTGCGATCGCTCTGCATTTATGGAGGTTGATCAGCAAGAAATCATTACCCAGTTTGAAATTGAGTTAGCAGCATCAGCTAGAGAATATCCCGATGAACCGATTGAGAAAATCGTTGCGTTGGCTTTGGACAAAATCCTAGAGGTTCAACAAACTTAAAGTCACAACAAGCCGCGAATTAGTTGACAGCCTTTAGCCGCTAGTGTTAAAATCGTGGAACCAAGACGAACCAGACAATCAGCTTCTACCAAAAATTTTAACTTTTCTAACTTTTCAGCGTCCCCTGAAAACCCCAAAAAACCCTCTACCCAACTTGTTCGTCTTGGTACACAAACATTAGGAAGGTAGAGGGTTTTTTGCTGTCTGGGATTATTTTGTTGTCTGGTTGCCAACAAAAAAAGCTAGGAAGCCCTTCCCTAGCTTTTAAGAATCTAGCATTTCAACGCTTCGACTCGGTTCAACAGCAACAACACTTTTATTATAGCACCATGATTTTCCCGTCTTTATTTCCGGACAATGAACTCAATAAAAATCTAAAACTGCTCCCTTTTCTACAAAAAATCATTGAAGCTCAATCTGATTCAGACCCAACTTTTCTCATTGAAATAAATGCACAAGTACGATCAACGCTACAAAATAAAAAGCCGGGGAATATTAATGGCGGTAAAAACAATCCTCTTTTTGGGCAAAACGGATTGTACTGGGTCACTGCGGAATGCACCCTGAAGACAATTAAAGCTCTAGTACTAGAAGGATTCTGTTTGCGACTGGGAGTTAAGATCGGCGGAACGGACTACAAAAATCATTTCGATTCAGCAAATTTCTGTTATCTCGACGTTGACCTTGGATCGACTATTCAGCACTCAATCGATTTATTTCAAGATCTGGCATTTTTGATCTATAGCAGTCCGTCCTACACGAAAGAAAACCAAAAGCACAGAATTGTAATTCGGTTTTCTGAACCCGTTCTAGATCGGTTTGAGGTTGAAGCGATCCTGAGACTGCTCCTTCACTCCCATGACTTTCTAGACCCGTCTTGCTGTGATCCATCTAGGGTAATGTTCGCATCGTTGCTTGAGACTGAATTCTTTTACAACGAAACCAACGTTCTAGACCTAGCAGAATACCGTGCGAGTGAAGAGTTTCAGCTAGTCTACACCGGGCTAAAAAACCCACCTTCGCGCGGCGTTGATACCACTGGCAAAGCGTTGCCCTTTTACTATGAAGAACTAGCTTTGACAGGCGATCTAAACGCGCTAACAAAACGCGTCGGTTTAGATTATGATTTTGAGTTTCATTCGGTTACGCCTGACGACGGTACGATCTTAAAGTGGCAAGGTCGGAACCCTTTTTCAGCGACAAATTCAAGCGGAACCAGTCTTGTCGTTTCGTTAAAAAACAACGACCTCCTAGTCTACGATCGCGCTAATAATCAAGGCGGCACCTTTCTCAGATTCTATCATTCTCTGATAGAAGGGTATTCTTCTTTGGTTGAACAGGAATTAGACAAAGAGAGTTATCAAAAACTGCTTAAAGCGTTCTCCTCGCACTTTCCTTCTAATCAAAAGAGTGAAGAATCGTTGTTGTCTTCTTTGCTTAGTCAAATCTGCCCTTATGAACTGCGTTACGTCAATACCTCTGAAAAAATCAAGACCATCACTTATCAACCAAAAGTCGGCACCTTTCAAATATTTGGAGCAGGCACCAATAGTTTTTACAATAGTATTTATGTCAGTCAATTGAAAACCATCAATGAGTCTTTGCAGTCTCACGGGTTAGAGCCTATTAAAAAATTACAAGAATACAAATCACTACATCAGGAATATCACAGACAGAATA